TCAGCGCTTGCAACCACTCCGCTGTCGTCAGCGTCACTTTCTTTAACTTCATCTTCTTTTGGTGTTGGGGGTTTACTTAAATCTACTTTCATTATGCTGTCATCTCCAGCGGATTCAAATTTACTTTCATCAACTTGTTCAGTTGTTTCTTGTGTAATCTCTTCGACTACTTTTTCATTTTCTTCTTCCATAATATAATATAATAATAATTAATAATTCTAGCTAGGGTCAAAACTACCTAAATCGAATCCGCCACCTAGTATATCATTACCTGCGGACTCAAAGTTTTTAGGTGGTTTTCCACCATTTCTTTGTTCAATCATCTCGCTTTGTTGAGTTGCTTGAATTTTTGTTCTTTCGTCTTTACGATCTTCTTTTTCTTTTTCACCTGCTCTTTTGCCGCTAACCTCCATTCCCTTCAACTGCATGTTCATCTGAAACTCTAATTGCATTAACTCTTTTTTATGCTCAACTTCTTGCTCCATTTTTTGAGAAGCTAATTGGCCTTTTAACTGTTCTAATTCTCCTTGGCTAGCTGTTAGCGCTTGGTTTTTTTGAACCTCACCTTGAGCCGCTGCTTGAGCCGCTTGTTGATTCATTTGACTCTGCATTTGCATATTCCTTTCTTGCAAAGCTTGATCCTTATCCATTTTCTTTTTTCTACGTATTTTAAGAAGTTGGTTTGCAAGCTTTACGTTCTTTATGTCTCTAAGGTCAATAGCGTCTTCTAAATCTATACTTTGCTGTTGTAAGGCCATTTGAATGTTGTTTTCAAGAATAGCTTTCTCCTCATCATCCGGCATTAGATCAATAAATATACCGAAATCATAAAGATGTAGCTCTGATATTTCTTCTAGCGCAGCAACATTGTGAACCCCTATCTGATGTATAAAAGCATCTTTTGTTGGAGAATACTCTATAATATCCGAAATCCTTAATGATAAACACCCAGCTGTTTCAGCTGTTAAAAACAACCCAGCTTGTAGTATGTGTCTAGTGGCTGTGTTTGAATTTGCTGCTGCCATTTTTTGTATACCAACTAAAGCGTTTTTATCTGGAGTACTACCATCTCTAGCTTCGTTAAGTCCAGTTACATCCCTTATCATTTGTAAATAGTAGTTGTACGTACCAATTAAAGCTTGCATTTTATTACCACCAGATCCAGATGTAATCTCTTGAATAGGTATTTTACCTGGATTCATATCACCATCTGAAGTAAACGATCTACCTATAACAGATCCAGTTTGGAAATACATGTTTAGGGCTTCTTGTGGGTTATAGTTTGTTCCGTTACCCAAGTCAATTTCAGCCAAACCATCTGCATCTAAATAAATACCATCTGGAACTAATCTAGACATTACTTGCTGAAGCTTAAGATGTGTTAATTGAATCATGTCAGCAAAGCCAGTTATTCTTTTAACTAAAGAATCTATTCTACCATCATACATTCTAGGAGCAACAATAGAGTAGTTCATTTTCACTTTAGTAAAATCACTCTTTTCTCGCATCATGTTTTTAGCCAACTCCCACTTAAGTAACTTATCAGTACCCAGAATCATAGCACCCTCGTAAAGGCATTCTATAGACCTTAGCATCTTTCCATATCCACCTTCTTTATCTTCAGGTGGGTTAAAGTTATCGTCTTTAGGTATAATCTTATCAGCGCCACTAGCTGTTTCCTTCATTTTATAAACCTCGTTCATATAGGTCTTGTAATTAAAGTAAAGAACTTGAATGGTGTTAGTGTCCTCTTTATTGTAATTATGTCTTGAGTTGTGATTAGACCTATTACTAGACTTATTCTTCATTATATCTTCCAAGTCGCTTTCAGACAAATGCGGAAACTCTTTGGCTAATTCATTTACAGGTATAGTTTTAACCTCACCTACGTAATATATATCCTCAAAGTATGGAGAATCTGTATACGAATATACAAGGTTGGCTGGATCTACATAGTCGATTACAACACCCTCAGATGTATTAAAGCTGGTTTTTACAGCGCCAATACCCAACACTGTTAAATCATAATAAAAACGCTTTTTAATTAATTCGTAATTATTTCCCTCCATTAAAACATTTAAAGCCTGTTCTTCCGCCAACTCTATAGATTGTTTGTATGTAAGTTGCATATGGAGCTTTAACTCTTCCTCTGTTTCTGGTAAAGAATCTTTGTCATTCTCATAAAGATTTACCTCAAAAGCTTTCATTGCAAAATCATTGAACTCCTTAGCTCTCATGTCTGCTAGTATTGACTCCATGTACTGAGTTCTTTTAGCCACACCAAATGGATCTTGTGAGTAAGCTTTTATATCGTAAGTTCTTTCGGCAATACCATTAACAACTATGTCGACAAACTTAGAAATAATAGGGACAGGCTTCCAATCTAAATTAAGATAGGACAAATCACCGTTGATAGATAACTCATCCTTATACTTTTGAATAGACTGCTCGCCTCGAGCGTACAATCTTAAATTGTGAAAATCATTACTATTAGTTTTATACCTATTAGATCCTCTATCGCTATTAAACCACTCTTGCTCTATAGCTTTACCAACTTTTAACCCGTACTCATAGCTTAACTTTTCAGCATCGCTAACCGTTTGACTTGGGAAATAACTTTTAATGCCAGACTCTGCCATATTTATTACTTGATTATTTGTGAATTACTTCCAGTGTTTGTGTATCTGGAAATGTTTATATTTAGCTTTGGGTTTTCAACCTTTGCACTTGGCGCGTACAAGTGCCTATTGTTAGCCATAATAGCTAAGCCAGAACTTATTGACGCATCGTGCTTTGTTCTTTTGTTTATATCAAACTTTGTCCAATCATTTAGTAACTCATTGAAATAACAATCCCCGTGAGTTCCGTCTTGTTTAATACCTACGTGATCTTGAATATACATTTCAATTGCCGCCGCATGTGCTTGTTTTATATCCTCGCTTGAATTGGGTATTCCACCAACTTCTTTTTCTGCTACAGATAATTTGTTCCATATCTTGTCAGGTCGATTCATACTAAACCCTCTATATCCTCTTCTTCTTAAATAGTAAAGAAGACGAGGTTTATTGTTCTCTGCTAATATTGGCATTCCATAAAAAACTAAAGCCATCAAAACATCTTCAAAAAAAATTTCCGCCGTTGGAGGTCTTGATAAGTATTCTAAAAAAAAGCTATTAGCGGGAGCATCTTCCATACTAAACTTTGTTAATCCATGCAAAGCTCCTTTAGACCCAACTCCATCCACTGTTCCTGATATATCATAACTATCACAACCAAAAGCACCCATGTGTTCGTTTCCTGGCCATTTAACCCCATTCTTTAGTACAACTCTGTTTTGGAGTTGCTGAGGTGGAACCCAACTGGTTTTAAATCTACCCTTTGGATCTGGATAAAATATAACTTGAGAATCCTTAATTCCATTAACCCACTGAAAATTACCTCGAGTAACACCTAGTGTTCTAGACATCTCCTCGTTATAATCTATTTGCTCATACAACTTAACAAGATTAAATATACTTCCTTTTGTCTCATCTCTAAAAGCATGTTCTGTTGTTCTTGGAAACTGGCGGTAAAATTCATTCAATCCATCTGAATCATCTTTTAAACCATCTACTTCATTTTGCCAGTTATCTATTACGCCTACATCTATTAGTTCACCGCTTGGGTCGAACCGATCGACATCAGGAGTAGTGAAAACTGGAACTCCGTGCTCATCAATAAATCCTTCGTAGTTCCATTCCATTGGGATAAACAAAGAGTATAAACCAGACTTTGTCTGGCCATTTCTGTTTCTTTTTGTAACGTCTGAAGCATTGTATAGTTTTTTAAAGTTTTCACCACCTTTATCTAAAGCGTTTGAAGTACTACCCATCATGCACTTACCTATAATTCTACTACCTAATCTTAAACAAGTTTTTGTAACTCTCCAGTTATTAAGGATATTGTCTGGTCTTTCCCACTTACCACTTTCATCATGTACCAGGAGGGCTAGTTTTTCACCATCATAACTATTGTCTCCAGTATTTTTCCAGTCAATTGTTGTATCTAATCCTTGTATATCCTCCAGCTTTTCATTAGCTGTAATCTTTTTTCTTGTAAACTTACTAGCAGGTACACGATAAGCAAGCTCGGACTTTGGGCGATCCATACCATCTTGGACAGGTTTAAAAAAGAACGGGTAGTTGATTGATATAGGTACGACTTTGTCGGTAAACATTTTTTTAGCATCAGCTCCTGATTTAGATAGTATTCCATATCTACTATCACTTGCAAGAGTGGCTAAATTAACGGCTTCTGCAGAAGACATAAAAGAAAATCCAGATCTTCTATTCTTAAGGTAGCACATTCCGTAACACCTTTTATCTGCTTTACAAGCTTCCCAGAATATAAAGAACAATCTATTTGCTTCTCTAAAATCTGCAGCTCCAACATCAATCTTGCTCCATTGTAGGTACATATAGTGAGTACCTGTTATCCAAGTTGGTTTACCATTATTCGTAAACCAGAACCCTTCTTCTCTTCTTCTAAACTCTTCATCTATATAATCGTGCCATTGATCCTTTTGTTCCTCTGGATAAGCACGCCAATCAAAGATGTTCTTTAAGCGCTCTAATTCCTTTGGCTGCTCAAACTTAACCCATTTATCTTTAACATCCTTATATACATCCTTAGGTACCTTAGGCAGAGCGATGACTAGGTTTTGTATTTCTATGATTTCCCCTATCTGACCATTGTGAGAAAGAACAATAATATCATGTTCTTTATCGTAGCCGTACTTCCACTTCTTTCCTTTATTCATTCTGGAAATAGTAGTTCTCTTTACCGGTTCAACCGTCTTAACTAAACTTTGCTTGTACATTACTTAGATCTACCTTCTGCGAATCCTTTAAAAGTTTTTTCCTTTGCCTCTTCAGGTGTTTTACCCTCAAGCAAGTTTTCTTCTTCTTCAATTCTGTTAAGTATCTCAAATGCGTCAAATATAGCTAGTTTTTTAGATGCTGCGGCATTCTTTAGTTTATCGGCTGTTAAATCATCTTCAGAGTCGGTGACGATAGCTTCCTTAGCTACCTTTATCAGCTCCTCCACTGCTTTGTGCCCAGCTTGGATTATACTCTTCTTCGTTTCCTTGATGTTCATATTTGATTGTAATAAAATTAGATTTAACTCGATATAGTCTTTCGCCATCAACGATAAACTCGTATTCACTACTTGGTCTAAAACCAACTAGATCGTTTACTTCAACTGTACCATCAGAGAATTTAACAATACCTTGTAAAGGTTTTTCAGCTTCAATGTTAAATTGATCCGTAGCTTTCAACGGC